TTTGATAGCCCTGAACAACAGCTTGATAGGATAATTAAACGCGCGGGAATGCTTACATGACATATTTAGATTTAGTTAATAACGTGCTTCGCCGTTTGAGGGAAGACACCGTAACATCTGTTAGCAATGACACTTACAGCATAATGGCTAGTGACTTTGTTAACGATGCCAAAGACATGGTTGAGTCTGCTTGGGATTGGTCAGCACTCCGAACTCGCCTCACAATCACAACAGCTGCTGATGACTATACTTATTCACTAACAGGAACAGGTGACAAAGGTAAGTTGTTAAGACTTATTAACGACACCTCTAACCTAGAAATGAAATATCAAACTCAGGCTTGGTTTGATGATAAGTTTTTTATTCAAAACACAGCATCCGGTGCGCCTGAGTATTACACCTATGCAGGAGTTGACTCTAATGGTGATGCTCAGATTGACGTATACCCCAAGCCTGATGGCGTCTATAGCTTGAAAGCAAAGACAGTAATTAGGAATGTTGCATTAAGTAACAATACAGATACGTTAGCGATTCCTAGTCAACCTGTTATTCACCTTGCTATAGCTTTGCTTGCAAGAGAGCGGGGCGAAACTGGCGGAACCTCTACAGCAGAGTATTTTGCTATTGCAGACAAGTACCTTTCAGACGCAATTGCTCTTGATGCACAGCGCCACCCAGAAGAAACAATCTTTTACACCCCATAGGGAGCAGTCATGGCACAACCATTACAAAGCATTGACTTGATTGCCCCAGGCTTTAAAGGGGTAAACACAGAAGATTCTCCGATTGCACAAGATCCGTCATTTGCAGACATTGCAGATAACGCTGTTATTGATAAGCGGGGTCGTATTGCTTCTCGCAAAGGAATTAATGTTTTAACCACAAACAAAACTGTTTTGGGTTCAGACCACCTGCACAAAATCCATCATTTTTACGATGAAGATAACAACGAGGTTATTTTTAGTACTGGCAATAACAAGATTATTACAGGAACAACAACCTTGGTTGATGCAACGCCAGGGTCTTACTCAATTTCTGCTAATGATTGGAAGATTATTAACTTTAATAACAAGGCTTATTTTTTCCAGCGCGGCTTTGACCCTTTGGTTTATGACAATGCTACTAGCGTTAGGACTTTTAGCACGGTAAACAGCAATACAACAGCCGCAACCTTAAAGTGCAATGAGGCTATAGCAGCGTTTGGTCGGATTTTTATTACAGATAACTCAAATGAATCACAAACTGTTTACTGGTCTGATCTTCTTGATGGTGCTGATTTTAGTGGTGGCAGCAGCGGGTCAATTAACGTAGCTCACGCATGGCCTGACGGCTATGATGAGGTTGTTGGGCTTGCAGCGCATAACAATTTGTTGATTGTGTTTGGCGCACACAGCATCCTTGTTTACTCAGGAGCTACTAGCCCAGCTTCAATGGCTTTAAATGACACTGTGTCTGGAGTAGGGTGCGTTGATAGAAACTCAATACAAGGCATTGGTACAGACGTTTTGTTTTTATCTCATACGGGCCTTCGCAGTCTTGGTAGAACCATTCAAGAAAAATCTTTACCCATATCTGACCTTAGCGTAAATGTTAAGACAGAATTGATTGAGGTTATTTCAGCTGAAACAGAGCCTCTTGCATCTATATACAGCCCTGAAAATTCTTTTTACTTGATTTGTTTTCCAAGCCAGCAAACTGTTTTTTGTTTTGATCTTAAAGGCAGGCTAGAAAATAATGCATACAGAGTGACTAGGTGGACCTCTATTATCCATAAGTCCTTTGCAAGAGATACAGATGGCACGTTGTATATTGGCTCTACTGCTGGTGTTGGCAAGTATGATGGCTACACAGACAATACATCAAGTTACCGATTTAGGTATTTTAGTCCTGCTTTGACGTTTGGAGATCCAAGCAGAGTTAAGCTACTTAAAAAAATACGTCCTACGTTTGTTGGTTTGAACGATGGAACTGTGTTTGTTAAATGGTCTTATGATTTTGAAACCGCATTTAAGAACTACGAGATTACTGTAGGCGACCAAACTACAGCGCTTTTTGGTCAGTCAGAATACGGCATTGGCACATATACGGGCGGAGTCTTAATTACAAGACAGTCTGTTCAGGCAAGTGGTAACGGTACAGCGGTAACAATTGGCATTGAGTCAGACATAAATGGCGCAATTCTATCTATTCAGGAAATTAACTTATTAGCGTTAATGGGTAAAACAGTATGAGTAACTACAGCAAAACAACCAACTTTGGCGCTAAGGACACGTTGCCCTCTGGCGATACCAATAAAATCATTCGTGGTAGTGAGTTTGATACGGAGTTTGATGCTCTCGTAACTGCGGTGGCTACAAAAGCCAACATTGCCTCGCCTACTTTTACAGGAACAGTAACAGTTCCCGCGTTGACAATTACAGGAAATGTAACTGTTGACCTTGGCAGCGCGGATACGGTCACTATAGACGGGGGGACTTACTAATGTCTGCTTCACTTTTTGGTGATATTGCTGGCTTAGCCGCAATCAATACTGCTTATAACAGGTTAGGTGGCATTGGCGATTCAGCGGAAACTAAGTCTAATGCCATAGCGCAAGATCTTTACAGCAAAGGTCAATTTAAACCGTTTACCGTTAGGTCGCGTGTTGGCGTAACAAATGTCGACGAGCAGGGCTCAATGGGTCAATACTTGGGCGGTCAGGCTGGCGCACTTCAAACCGACTTGTTTAGCCGAGCGATAATGAACGCTACTGGTCCAACAACAGGGGCAGAGTTAGGCGGAGACTTAGGGCTTAATCTTGTTGAAAGAGCGCGTAGTGAGTTTGACCAGCCAATTGCTCAGTATGGAGACATTACCGCTGCGTCCAATCAGGCGTTAATGCAAGGCATGGATTTTATGGGCCAAGCTGGTATGTCTACTGGTGCCCGTGAGCAACAAGTATTTGATCGCATCCGTGCAGCGCAGCGCCCAGAGGAAGAGCGCAGGCGGCTAGAGCTTGAAGAAAGGCTGGCTACTCAAGGAAGGCTTGGTGTTCAAACTAATATGTACGGCGGAACACCAGAGCAGCTGGCATTAGAAAAGGCTCAAGCTGAAGCTCAAAATACAGCGATGTTGCAGGCAATGCAGCAGGCTCAATCTGAGCAGGCGCAGGTTGGCGCTTTGGGACAGCAGTTTACAGGGATGGGTGGAAATCTTGCAGCGCAACTTCAAGCCTTAGAGCAAGCCAGAATGGGCATTGGGTTAGGTTATGCTCAAGGCGGCATGGGCCTGATGCAAGGTCGCGAAGCATTGCAGGCCGCAGAACTTCAGCAGTCTCTTGGAGCGCTAAAGGGAGCATTGATGCCAGAGCAGGCTCAGCTTAATATGTTCCAGCAAGGACTAAATGCAGCCAAGTTGCGAGAAGACACGCAGCAATTCCGTACCGGAATGTTTGGCGAGGCCAAGATGACAGGGCTTGATGCCTTGCTTGCATCTGGTCTGGGGCAGGCTAACCTGCTTGGCAACGTAGGTGCTGGCATATTAGCTGCTGGCGCGCAAAGCAATAGCGGAGGGGGGTTATTTGACGCCTTATCTGATTTAGTTAAAAACATTCCTAATCCGTTTTCTGATATTAGGCTTAAGAAAAATGTTGAGTTTATTGGTCAAAACGATAACGGCTTTAACATTTATTCCTGGGATTGGAATGACAAGGCAAACGAGCTTGGAGAGTACGGGTCAAGCGTTGGCGTAATCGCGCAAGAGCTTCTTGCAGATCACTCATCTAAAGTACACGTTGATAGCAGCGGCTATTATACGGTTGATTACACAGGCATTTGGAGTTAAGTCATGGCTACTACTACAAGTCGTCCAAATTTAAGACTAACTAGGTCTTTAATAGGGGGCCTAGCCAATCCAGAATTTGCTGAAGCAGCTGGCGTTGGTGTTTATCAAGGAATGCTTGGCCCTGAAAGGCGAGAAGAAAAAAAAGAAGAAACGGCTTTTTATGAACAGCTAATAGAAGCCGGCAAAAAAGGCGATCTTTCAGGGCAAGGAGGTTTGCTGTCTGCTCGCGGTTCAAAAATTGGCAATGCTTCTATGGTTTTGCAAGGCACCCAAATGATGGCCAGCGCAAATAAGCAAAATGGGCTTATACAAATTGAAAGTCTTATGGATGTTTATGCTGATCCAACAAAAACAAAAGAAGAGCGAGCGCAAGCTTTAGCTCAGGCAGAGTCTATGGCTTACTCAGGCATCGTAGGCATGACTCCTCAATCATTTAACGCTCTTGTTAGCGGGGCTTCTGGACGGCATGAAAACACTTTAAATACACAAGCAAGGCAAATGGCAGCTACTGGCGGAGCAGATGCTATTTCTAATTACTCTAATTTGTATGGACCTCAAGAATCTTGGCGGATAAGTCAGGCAGTAAAAAATCAAGGGGCTGTTAAAAATGCTTTAGGCCAACAATCAGCTAATGCATTTGTAAGATCAAAAGCTGGCGAAATTTCACAGCTAAACACTCAAATTGCTAAATACCAAAATATTCCTGTTGAGCAATGGGACATGGATTCGGTCCGAGAATTGTACAATCAACGCTTTGAAATAGAACAAGAGATTGTAGCAAGGGGAGGTCAAGGTAATCCGTCTCAATTTATTGGCGGCGCTGCTCGTTTTTATGATGAAGTATATGAAATGCAGTCTGCACGCAAAAATGAAATTGCACTACAAGTAGATGCAAGAGTTGAAAACGAAAGAAATTTTTTGTATAGCATAGCAAAAAAACAAAGATATGCCACATCTGACCAATTTGTTGAGGAGGCTAGAAAAAGCCCCCTATATGCAGATTGGGATGAATCTGATTGGGATTCATTGGAAGGTGATATTGCTAGTTTTCAAGAGATGAGAGCTAACAAATCTGAGTACATGAAAAATGGGCAGCTTGCTCCAACAGATGAAGACTGGCTTTCTAAGTACCCAAATTATTTTTCTGATGACGATGATTTTCAAACAGATTTAAAAGCATATAGAGCAGAAAATACAGATAGTCTTACTCGTCTTGAAGCAGGAAATGCTTTAACAGCCAAGGTAAGGGATGCGCGATCACAACAGCGCACAGATTCTCGCAGCGATAGACGAGTTAAAGGACGAGCAACAGATTTTGTTGAGGCATTTATTGGAGCAGGCAACCCAGATGATCCTAGATTTGATTCGACTATGCCCGTTCAGGGCGGGTTTATGCAGGGAGACAGCGTTTATGATGTTGTTCGTCGTTTGCAACTTACTAAAGACGAGCGTTATGACACGTTAATTGACAAGGTTGGAATTAAAATTAAAGACAACCCTAACGCTAATATGCGAGAAACAGTAATGGATGCGTTCCAAGAACTCTTTATTAAAACTCCAGGGGAAGCAGGTGCTCAAGCGCGTCAAGGCGAAATAGCTCAACAAATTGAAGTGAATAGGGTTGGCATTAAAAAACTTCAAGAAAATTATAAAGAAGCTACAGGCGAAGATCTGTCAGATGAAGATGCTGCGGCTATGATTCAGCAACAGTTAGCTGACGCGTTAGCAGCTGACGCAGAAAGAATGTCTGCTGGCATTAGATCGGCTAGAGAACAAGTGCGACCTGAAGGCAGAATGACAGGAATGCCAGAGGCTACTAGAGGAATGGACCCTGTTACAGCTGGAGAGTTTTTGGGTTCTGTTGCAGATATAGCAGTAAAAGGATTGCGCTCAATTCCTGGTGGCCCACCAGATAGAAATCAATAAGCTGGCTTGCTTAAAAGAAAATCCATATTAACGTGTCACCGAGGTAAAGCGTAATGCCGCAAGTCCAAGCCAAGACATTAATGGAAAAAGATCTTCCTGAGTATCTTAATACTCCTGCTGTAAGGGGGGCTTTTGATCGCATTGGGGTTCCTGTTGAGATTGCAGCCCCTAATTTTAACTTGTATTTCCGTACTCTTTCAGGGATTGAGTCTACTTTTGGTATAAATCTAAGCAATAAAGAGCGTGTTGGACCAGAAGGTACGACAGCTAAAGGTGAGTATCAGATTACTGACGGCACTTTTAAAGTTATGCTGCGGCGAGGTATTCGATCTTACAAGCTAGCTGACGAAGAACCTCCTGAGTGGATGACTAACACTCTTAAAGATAACGATAGAGATCCTCGCAACTTAACAGATGACCAAGCAAGAGAGTTAATCCTTCTTGATATGGAACAGCGCCCTCAAAAATATAATGGCGTTGGAACAAGTCAGTTAATGAAGGGTTTAGCTTTAGGCAATTGGAATGCTGGTCGCGAGATATTTGATAAACACCATCACACCAATCCTGATTCAGACACAAAAACATCAGCAGATAGATTTTTTGGAATGTTTGAGCAGGGTGTTACTGAAGTTGCTGGCTTTGGCGGCACAGAAAACATAAAGCCAGATCCGTTGCGTATTCAACTTGCTAAAAATGAAATGAGTCAGCTAACAGACTATGAAACTGCAATGGGACAAAAGCTTGCAGAGGCATCTGTAGATGCTAAACGTGTCTCTAGTGTGGTTATGCCTCAGTTATCAGAAACTAAGGAGCCAACACGTACACGCCCCGCAAGCGAAATATATGCTGGATCTGCAATAACACAAGGAGTTCAGGCATTACAAGAGATGACTCAGCCAGCACCTGATGATGGCTTGCGGTATGTATCTACGCCTGCTCGAGATTTAGTTGATGAGTCTTATAAGCCTAAGTCTGACTATGACAAGTGGTTCCAAGAATATTATCAAGGTTACAAAAATAAACGTACTGAGGAGTTAGCTGGAGGAGTTCGTGCGGTTGCTGGTGGATTGACATTTCAATTGGCAGACGAAATGGAAGCCTTGCTTCGTGCTGGCGCAAAAGAAGAAGGAAGCTATGAAGAAGAGCTTGCTTTGATTCGCGAGCAACAAGATCGCTATGAGTTGTTGAATCCTGGCAAAGCCCTTGCGTTAGAAGCTGTTGGTGCTATACCAACGGGCTATGGATTATCTGCTGGTTTAACTAGGGCCGGCGTTACTAAGGCTATGCCGCAAGCTGGGCTAGAGGGATTTGCTTACGGTGTTGGGTCAGGCGATACCTTTGAGCAACGTGTTCAGTTTGCCACAGTTGGCGCAATAGGAGGCATGGCACTTGGCAAAGTAATTGACATGGCAACAACACCATCTTCTGCTGGTGGATTAAAAACAAAAGCCGATGATCTTGCTGATGAAAGCCTTCCAATTGAGGATCAACCAGCAAATCTTGATATTGAAAAAGCGTTAGATAATGAAATTTATACAGAAGTAGATAACCCTAAATATACTAGCAAACCTTTGAGGGAAGCGGCTACGTTTGGTGAGTTATATGAGGGTATAAAACAGGCTGTATCTAATTTTTATGATGATAAATTAACAGGGCTATCTGACAGGATTATTCGTCGCGTTAGCGCAGAGGTTGGTGGGAGGATTCAACGAGCAGATCAGGCTGCATTGTTTATTGTTGGCAAAGAACTTGAGTCTATGTCTAAAGAACTGGTGCCCGTAATTAAGATTATTAATGAAAGCGAAAAAGCCAAAGGCACAATGCTTGATTACGCTGCAGGTAAGATGTTTACAGACAAAGAAATTTTTCAATTTAACGCTATTGCTAGAAAGATGAAGCCAGCAGCGCGAAAAAAATACAGAGAAAACTTGCAAGCAAAATCTCTTGATCGGCTTGAAGAGGCGTTAGGTGACGAGCTAAGCACAGAACATTTAGCTGTTTTAAATCGTTACTTAACATACAGCAATAAGAAAAACGCCGACCTTAATTTAAGGGTATTTGGTGCTAAATTTGATGATGATCCTAATGCTGCAAACCATCTAACTTTTCTTCACACGCGCAACAGGATTCAAGCAGAAAGGTTTAAAGCTGAGGGGTTAACTGACGATCAAATTGAAGCTCGCTTTATGAGTGACCCTGCATTTGAAGCTCGCAGCAGAGGTCGTTATGCAGATGGTGATGATTTGCTTCGTCCAGTGCCATCAGAATATGACAACCCAATTGTTTCTGATATGCGACGCATACATAAGATGGAGAAGTTTGGTCAACTTCAAAAAAAGTTTGGCGTAAAGGTTGATGAGGCGGCTGAAGTCTTTGAGCGGTCATTAACCTTAGATGAGTTTCTTGATGAGTTTGCATATACGCTTGAGCGAAAAGGCATTAGTCGAGAAGGTTCGTTTTTTACACGAGAGCAGATAGCAGACCACATTATGGGCAGTGCTAAATCGCCTCACCCCTTAATTCAAGCAGCAAATTCCTTGGCGTATGCAGTGACTTTAGCGGGGCCAATGTCTGCAATCTTAAACATAGCCGACATTCCTTTGCTTGGCGCTAAGTATGGTGGCGGGGCGGTTAAAGAAGGTTTAAAAGTAGCAAGTCCTTTTAAGAAACCGCCAAATCCAGACCTTGAAAAGATGGGCTTGAACAGCCAAACCTTTGGCGAATTTGTTAATTTGATCAACGATCAGCTTGATAACCAGCAAGGATGGATGGCTCGTACAGCAGAAAAAATGCGTAAAAGCGCAGACTTCATGATGAAAGGCTCTGGCTTTGCGGCTATGGATCGTGTTGGCAAACAGGGCGTAATGCGTGGTGTATTAAAAAGCGCAGCAGATGATGCTGAAGCAGGCAAACTTGCAGATAATTGGGGGTTTTATTTTAATGAAGCCGAGTTAAATATTCTTACCGACCAACTGCAAAAGCATGGAATGGAATGGCAAAACTATACAGGCAAAGGCTCTGAATTAATTGAAGAGCTTATGTTTGCTGGCCTTGGTCAGCAACAGTTGATTAGTGCAGCAGGCAGGCCGTCAGCATGGGCGCGGCATCCTAACCTTCGCCCGTTGTGGGCGCTGCGAGGTTTTGTAGTAAAGCAGCAGGCGCTTGCATTAAGGGAAGTTATGGGCAACATCAAAGCTGGCAAGCCTGAAGAAGCTGTTAAGTTTCTTGGTCGATATGCAACCTATGGTGCAGGTGGATATGCCGTAATTAACGAAGGTCGGCAGTTTATTTTTGGCGATGGAGAGGCATCATTTGGTGGTCTTGCCAGAGGCTATGGTGACGCGTGGGCATCTTTGTTAACAGCTAATACGCTGGGTTTAAACGATTACCAGTTTGGTCAGATTAAAAATATTGGAATCTTGCCGACATTTGCGCTGGGAGTGGAGCCAATTGCTACAGGCAGGACAAGGGATTTAATCAGCACTGGCATTGATGTTCTAGACAAAGAGCGACCACCTCAAGCCATGCTTACAGAACTTCCATTGTTTAAACAAAGCTTTAGAGCGGGCCGTAATATATCAGAAATGCTTGGCCAGCCAGAAGCTCAAGGGATGTTTGAGGAAGCGTTGCGGCAGCGTAACGATTAATCCCAGCTTTCAAACTCTAACCAGCCTACAACACCAGCCGCCCTTTCATTCTCAAGACGGGCGGCTTCGGCTTTATAATGCTTGGCTACTTCCTTTTCCTCTTTGACCATGCGTTTGCCTAGCATAATATCTTCGACCTTTTCCCTAATTAACTCCAAGGCTCCTTCGCCGTAGGTATCTACATAATGGCGGTAGAAGTAGTCAGGGTTGCTGCCAAACTTTTGATGGCATCCATAGCAGTGGGCAAAAGCATTGAGGGCATCATAACGAATCCCTTTTTTAGCTCGACTAAAATAGTGTGAACAGTGCAAAGCCTTACTGTTTTCTTCGTACTTCGTGCCACAGCCCTGGCAATAGAAGTCATTTCGCAGCCTTACGCAGCGGCTAAACCAATGATCGGCAGGGGTTCTTTTGATTCTCACTTGAGTTGATCCTTTAGTGACTGAGGGAATGGGACATACACGCCGCGATGCTCTGCCAGCCATCGAACTAGTACCTCAGCAGACTCGCTTAGTTCGCGCACCGTCAGCTTAGCGGTAGAGTTCTTTTCATACATAGACTTGATAACAGGTTTATACAGCATCTCTTTTACTAGCACATCTGTAAAAGGAATCTCAAGCGTATCACTGTATGGATGCCTAGCCCAATCCCCTGCATCATTTAGCTTGTCTGCAATCTGACGAAACCACAGATGCATTGCACCGTTCTGACGTTCCGTTCTGTTTTCTTCTCTAATTTTGTACGTTAAAACTGCGCCATTTTGAAACTGATCTTTTATAAAAGCGATGAAGAACTCTGCTTTGTCTTTGCTATCTACAATCCACCTATGTGACATGCCACTCCCTTAATGCATCTCGTAAAACTTTTCTTTTATCTCTAGCTCTGTAACTAAACTTGTTAGCCATACCTCATAAAATTCTTCTAGCGGCATGTCGATTGTGATTCCCTCTGGAAAGGTGTCCGTGTAAACATCAGTTTGTTTAATGTTCTTAGTGTTTGTGGTTGCGCCGCCAATGGTTGACGTCAGTAGTACCGCATTACCACTTGGCAACTTTACGCCAATCAAAGGAATCATGCTCTGGGCCTCACCGTTACTCTGGCAATCTCGCCATCTGTTGTGTCGTAGGTGATTACTTTAGCACCTCGGCGGGAAACCCATCCACCTCTGGCGGCATATGCGTCACGACCACTAAGCGTGGGATGCATCTCAGCAATAGCGCCACCGTCCTCTATCAAGCGTTCGTGGTGGTAATGACCTGTATGGATATAGGTGTAGTTAGCCTGTCCCCACATCTCTCTGAAGCGCGGCTCACTAGCAAACAGCTTATGCAGCTGGGCCAGCTTGACCTTGTGACCGTGGTGGAACGCAAGCATTGTCTCGCCGTGTAAGTAAGCGTAGTACGGGAACTCGTTGTCAATAACCGTCAGTCTTTTTTCGTCAGCAAACAGTTGCTTGATGTGCTTCCGCAGCCAGATGCTGCCAGATATGTCGTGGTTTCCTTCGGCAGAAACTACCACTACCTTGTTGAATTTACGCAGCATCATGCGTACTGCCTCAGACATGACGGACATGGCAAGCTCAACCAGTTTTCCGTATCGAGTGTCGGCATCCAGTATGTGCCCAGACTGCGGGGTTACGCTAAGGATTCCATCCCAATGCAAGAAGTCACCCAGCTGGCAGAGGAACCCTGTTCCAGCCTTTGGTGCGGTGTTAATCATGTCGCTAATGGAGTTAAGGAATACATCCCTGGCTATCTTTACATTCCAATCATCGCCAGTTTCTGCTTCATAAGCATACATTCCTAGATGGAAATCAGTGATAGTTAACAAGCTGAGAAGGTTTGTGTCGTAGTTTTTAGGCGGTGGTGTGGGTTTAAATTTTGGCAAGCCTTCTTGCGCGGCTTCTAATCTTTCAATCAGGATTTCAAATTGTCTTTGCTCATCAGTCTGAGACTTGACCCACTGTCGTATGGGGGTGCCGTCCTCATCGTAGAAGGTAGACACGCCTTTAATCTTATGACCATCAGGAACAGGGTGCAGCCAATCATTTTCTGGGCTATAACCCTGCCGACTTGCCTTATTTTTTACCGCTCTGATGTGTTCCTTAACGGCGCTTCGGGTCATTTGCATAATGACAGCGGCTTTATTTTGGGAAAGACCTTGTTCATAACAAAGCTTAATTGCATCGGTTTGTTTTTGTGTAGAGCAAAACTGCATTAATGGATGATCCATCATATCCCCCCAGCCGTTAAGCTGTTGATTTTATTTTTGTTTTTCTATTGCGTCTAGTAATAACTTGCGATACTTGGGCAGCGCATCTTCTTTTTCAACCATAGATTCAATGAACTGGTACAGCTGTCCTTCTATGCATCTATGGCGTAGCAACTCTACTGCTATTGCCCGCTGCTGGCTGGGCAGCAAAGATTTCCAATGATACTTC